ACTTTCTTTCTATATGCTGAATCTCTTGAATATCGAGGATCATTCATAGCTTCTACTAGCTGTGCATTTGATTCAAAGACATCATTACTTGATCCTCTCGATGACCTACCACCTATCAGTCTTGGCTCTTGATCTGTTGCTGCCATGTAACGTGCCTGGAGTCCATCAACTGCAAGTCTTACATAATCAATATCAGTTGACTTCATAGCTTTGTCGTATGCTGCACGCTCTGTTTCTGTAAAGTTTTGTGCAGCCCATTCAGTCATTTGTCTGTAGCGTTCTGCGCCACCATATTCATTTTGTAAGTCAGTCGCTTGTTGTACTGATAGCTGGTTATCTTTTGTAGCTCTGTACTGCAAGCCATCAAGATAGGATTCAACCATCTCCCTGGTAAAGCCAGCACCTTGCAACTGCTCATAGTCTGCATCTTCTAGCTTGCCATTCTTTTGCCAGCGTTCATTCATGTTGCCATAGTCAACGCCAGCTTCTTCTAATTTACCTCCAACAAAATCTCCATAGATTTCTTTTGCAGTCTGTGGCTGTGACTCTGATACTTCTTCTTTTTGTTCTGGAGGTTGACTTTGTTTTCTTTGCAGTTCAAGATACGCTTTTTCTAATTCTTCTTGACTCTTGTATTTACCAGCAAGTAGTTTCTCCTCCCCTTGGATTTCAACATTATCCTCCTGGGTAATCTGTTGTTCCTCCGTGACGTTAGGATCTACAGCTGTGGTAGGTTCTTCTTTGATAGTTACTGGTTCTGGCATAATTTTAATTAATAACGATTTCGTTTTTATCAGGGTTACGAGTAATCTTTGGTTGCGTTGTATCAGACTCTACAGAATCTGTACTTTGCACCACGATTTCTTTAACACCTTCGACAATAGGTGCGTCTGATTTAGTGTAGCGACCATTCTCGTCACGCTTTTTAGCCGACTTCTTGGGTTGCTTCTGCGAATTGCTCGGCATCAATACCTCCTGTTTGATTAGTAATTGCTTGTAATGCCTGGGCAGCCCTATCGGGATCTGCCCCTTGGAAGTTTTTAACTGCTTGCGCCATAGCAGGGGATTTAATTCCTGTCTCAAGCAACGATTGCTGCTGTTCCTGGCGTGCTAGTTCTGCTTGCGCAGCTGCTTCCTGCTGTAACTGTGCCTTGGTTTTAACTAGGTTAGTTGTATCAATAGAACCACTAGCTGCAAGTCTGCGTAGTGCTTCCTCGACATTTAAGAACTGAGCCATAGCTTGTGGGCCAAGTGCTTGGTTGGCAGTTTGTATAAAGTCTATAAGTTTATTGCGATCATCGCCACGACCAATAGCCTCTATACCTGTAACAGCCTTCTCTTTTATTAATGGTTCTCCTGTTACTTCGCTTGTTGGGAAGTCAGGCAACTTCCGCTTTCTGCGTAGTATGTGTATCAGTCGTCTTACTAGTGGTAGCTGTAGTTCTCGGCTAAGAATAGAGTACAAACCAGATATACCAGCATCTAACTCCTGCGCCATATATCTTATTTCTTCTGCTGTTACTCTTTCTCCTGGTCTTTGTATCGCTGTGTTAAGCATGAACGCAAAAGCAAGTCTATTCTCTATGCGTTCTATAGTTTGATTAGCTATTTGTAAATCTTGTGATTTACCAGCTGCCTGTAATACTGTGACATCGGCAGCGTTGCCTTGTACGATGCTTCCATTCGATGCCTGGCTAAGTGTGCGTGGCCTTGTTGTACCATTTGGATTGCATAAAAATAAAACTTTACTTAGGCTTGCGCTTGCTTCGAGTATAGCTTTGTATAAATTTTCTAACGCAAGCAAGTCGCCATAGTACTGCTCAACGTATGACCTTCCGTATATTTCTGAATCAACTCTATCTTGACGTAAAGCGATCCAGGGAGATACATCTGATGGGCATTTACCATGCGTGCCTGGTATCTCTTTGCCTTTTATTTCTTGATACCAATGACATTCATCATCCATAAATTTAATACAGGTATATATCTTAACCATTTTCTTTTCCATCTCATCGTATTCTTCTTCTTGTTCCTCTTCTAAATATTCTTCTGGTAAGGCATCTGCAAATATCTCTTCTTCAACTACTATCTCTGTTACGTTACCCATAGGATCTCGACAGAGTACATAGGAGTCTAGATGTATAACCTTTATTCCTTCATCGCTTACATAAAGCAGTACGTTGCCGCCAACAAGTAAATGTTTTAATGCTTCGTGCATCGCAGCACGGCCACCTATAGTTTCAAACAATCTCATAACTGCTTGTTCTACCTTCACTAAAGCAGAATCAAATTCAGTTATCATCTGTGGATCTTGATCACTTGCAAGTATTGCCAAGCTGTCAATTTCTAATTTGAAGAAATGTTCATTCGTAGGGAAAAGAGTTACGGCCAGCTTCGATGTCATGTGACCTACTCCTCGTGCGCCTGATGATTGATATGGAGTATCTAACCTACCAGCATCTCCATAGTTTTCATCTTCTATTAGTCCAGGAATAGTTACCTTACTACAATCTCTAGCTCGTTGTAACGGAGAGTTCCTGTCTACACGCAACTGCTCATAGCGTTGCGCAGCTGTACCACCTGACGAGCCATACAGGGCTGACTGTGTATCGACATTGTTAGTAAGTCTTATTTTCATTTATGTATTTGGTATCTGTAAAGCACCTGATCCACCTCCACCAGGAATAATATCAGTTCTAAATTTCCTTCTACCACTGCCAGCTTTATTAGTTATTAAAGGATTGCCGCCAATTTGCATCATAGATGCAGCACCTTCTTGTGTCGTAGCATTGTCAGCTACTTCTGTTGCACTAGCAGCAACTTCAGCTATTGGTTCTGGAGCAACAGGAGCTTGTGCCTGGGCAGCTGCCTGTTGTTCTTCAAACCTCTGCCTTTGTGCTTCCAAGTTCTTTTCAAATTGTTCCTGCTGGATGCGCATTTGCTCTCTTTGCAGATCCATTTGTTCTTGGTGTCTCCTTTCGGCAGCTTCCCTGTCGCTATTCCTATTGCCTCCAAAACACATAGCTCTAATTTTGTAAGTTGTTTTGTTCAATATAAACGGATTCGAGAATATTTACCAGCTTTACTTGACCACAATATAACCAAATCTCACGATCAGTCATATCAATGCTTGGACATCGCTCTGGAAATTTCTCTTTTAATTTAATAATAAGTGCTTCGTCAATAGCTGGATAGCCTTCGTCTATTGTAGGGTCAATGGCTGCCATAGTTGTACCTCTCCTGTAGTGTAATTGTACTCTCCATCTCGTAAGATGCGTGTTAGCTGTGCCGTCATAACAGCATCAGCATAGGTTTTATTTTTCTTT